TTTTATATCTGGTATAGATATATTAGGAATCTCCATCTTCTACATCTCCAATAGAAATAGACCAGCCATCTTCTCCAAATTTACCTTTTTCTACAATTTTAGGTTTTTCTATCTTTTTATCTAATTCTTCGTGATACTTTTTTATATCATTATCAAGTTCTAAATTAAATCTTTTCATTCTTAACCAGCTTACTAACTTGTCTATGTAATATTTTACTAATTTTTTTATAAATCCAAAAATCATTAGATTTTAGGTTGTTTAAACTTAGGAATTGTTGGGCCTGTTACATCAGGTAGTGCGTTATCTAAAATATCTGGCATAAGTCCTTGTACACTGTCTAATACTTGATTCATCATCTTGGCTTTAAATTGTTCTGATGTTACATATTTATAACCAAAATACCCTCCACCGATGACAGATGACACCAATACGAAGGAAACTATACTAAGAATGTTAGCTATTTTTTGAAACATGATTCAACAGGCAATAATCAGGGCAATTAGTCATAGTCTTATTATATCAATGTTGATAATAATTCCCACACTTGGGCCTTTATATCTTATAGGTGGGATGATGACTAGACAAATGGAAAAGCTTAATTAATTACCAAGGTACACCAGAAGTCACAGTAGGAGTTTTTGATTCTGTTATCTGTGCAGCAATCGTAGCTTCTATGATTCTACAGGCTCAACAACATCGTTTAGTTTTTCTAATTGTTTTAATGCACCTTGATCTTCCATTATTGGTTGCATAAGTTGATTTTTTTCTGCTGTCTTTTGTTGTATTTCTCTTTCCAACATTTGTGCTTTTGCAATATTCAAATCTAGACGAGTTTTAGTTTCGTCATAAAGTTCTTGAGGTGTTGCCATAAATTTAATTTAAGTAATCTTATTATATTAACAAGCCATCAAAACACAAGGATACGCCTTACTACCATCAGCATATGTAGCTGTGTGGTTTGTTGAGATAATTTTTGCAATAGTTGAACTTCTAATAATGTCATCTGCCTGTGGTTTTGCTGTTCCATCCCCTGCTGAAATAAGCAGATCACCCCTTGCAACAGTTGTTGACGCTGCAACTCTGATAACCATATCTCCTGTCATTGCAACAAAGAAATCATTTACATATTCATCGTCTTCATCATCCCAAGTCCAAAAAACCCCTGCCACATCTTTATCGCCTTCAGTATCAGATACTTTTGTCATGTTTAACTGTTGATTTTCTTCTGTATATGCTGCCCTTAGTACACTACCTTTTGCGTGTTTTACATCACCAACAGATTTACCTTCTGGAAGTGTATCTTCAAGTGTATATAAAACATCTGCATCATATAAAACTTCTGCATGACTCCAAGAACATAAATCATCTAAATTACTCATAACTGTACCTTGATATATTGTTGGTCTTGCCGATTTATCTGTAGATGATATACCAGAAAGTTGTGACCATCTACTCAAATGACCACCATTGTATGAAACAGATGAACCACTTACAGCAATAGAACCTTCTGACGATCCATTTTGTATAAAATTAATAAGTGTTCCGTCGGTGCTTCTTCTGTTGAGAAAAAATGGAGTGTTATTACTTGTGCCAATTACCATTCCCCCATCATTTTTAATTCTTGCCCCTTCACTCCCTGTACCTGAGTGGTCTTTCATATTGTCAAATGTGACAAGTGTTGCTCCCCCAAAACCTGTGCCTTCATTATCATCTTCAATTCGTAAACGCTCTGAACCATTTGTTATAATTCTAAACTTATCTCCCTGCGCACCTACATATGGTTCGCTAGTTGTGGTTGAATCCTTAAAAAGAATGTGTACATATTCATCACCAGATTCAAAAAGACTTAGACCATTATCTGACGCATGATATACATGTAAATTAGTATTTGGTGATAATGTGCCTATACCTACCTTTCGAGAGTTACAACAGAAAACAGGGTGTCCACCTGTTTCGTGAGTAGTTGAATTGCTTACAACAACTAAAGGATAAGAACCTGAGTTTTCGTCAGCCCCAGCAATAGATAAACCATTATATGAACCACTTACATTTTCGTTACAAGTAAGTTTAAGAGCAAAAGTCGCATCATTAGAATCTACTTCTAAAATTGATTGTGGAGTAGATGTAGATATACCAACCCGATCATTACCAGCATCAACATAAAATAAATTTGCATCAGTATCTCCTTCAATTCTAAAATCTACATCTGCACCATCTTCATTAAATATGGTTACAGATCCAATTTCCATTCTTTCAACACCACCAGCAGCCACATTAAAAGTATTTGCGGCAGAACTAAATATTCCTGTATCCAAATCATCCCTAAAAGCTAGTGCTGGTGTACTTGCAGAGCCATCTTCAAGGGTTAAAGTTCCATCTAATTGAAATAATTCTATCCATGCGTTATTTGCTGAGTTTCTTATTTTCATCACAGCGTTACTTGTATCAGCCCACCACTGGTAGGCATACATGGTTGCTGGCTCAGATGAATTTGAGTTATTACTTACGATTGCAGCAAGGGCATTATTTAAGTCTGTACGAAATGCCGCCCCTGACGCATTGGCTAATACATAATCATGAGTTGCCATTACTTAGTCCTTTTTATTTAAGTATATATTAGTTGATAACTTAAATATAAACATATTTAACTTCCTTTACCAAACCCGATTGCCGTATATTTAAAATTTAAATCTTTGAAATTATTACTTGAATCTCTTACCTCAATAACAAACTGTGTTCCTGTAACAGAAGTTATTTTAAAATAATCACCAGAAACCGCACCTTCTAGTGTAATTCCTATTGTTGGTAAAAATGCTGACGTTGATGTATTTAAAGTATTTGTGCCTGTGAAAAACGGTGAACCGAATGTCACTGTTTTTGCAGATGTACCAGAAGCAATAGCTGTATTGACTGTTTCTGTTCTACGTTTTACAGTTGCTTCAAATCCAAGCTCTGATACATTAATATTTTGGGCAGGGTCATTAGATGTAAGTTCTGTTTTAAATTTAAATCCTCTTCCTGTATATTCACCATTAGCAAAAGTATTAAACTGAGTAAAGTTTGCTCCATAAGTACAAGATGTACCGCTTGATATAGTTGCACTAGCACTTGCTGTTACTGTAAAAGAGTTTGCGTCTGGTAATGTCTGTATCTCATAATTACCATCTGTTGCACTACCAGCAGTAAAATCTATTACAACAAAATCGCCTACTGCATATCCATGTGAGGTCTTAGTTATTGTAATCGTAGTCCCACTCTGTCCGTAAGTGGCTGAAGTTGATGTTGCAGGGTCAATACCAGTTGTCGCAACCAGCAGTTTGGCATTTACATCATCTGCCTTTGTTCCGTCAAAATCAGTCCATGTGTCAATATTTGCAGTTCTTGAATCAATTAAATCATTAACAAGAAGACCAGAAGTAACGAACCTTCTTTTAAGAGTTAGATTAAATATTCCTTCTAAATCAACTTTATTTTGAAATTCATAAGACCCACTTGAATTTATAGGGCCAGCAAAGTCAATATTAGATAAATCATCAATATTTTGTAAAACATCATCTATTAATAGTGTTCCATCTAAAAGCAAACCATCAAAAGTTGCATCATAAAAAGTGTTAACTTTTTCTCCTTGAAATGGTGGTGAATCTGTATCTTCTCTTTCTGTAAGTATAACTTGGTTAGGTTGTGGATCTGGTTGAGTAACAAGAACTCTTGCAGCGTTTTCAGACTTACGCCCGCCATCGTCTATGAATTTGATTGAATATGTCCCAGTCAATGCAGGGACTAGCGTTTCTGTGATGCTTCCAGCAAGTTTTGGAATTATTTCTGTGGAGTTAGCAAAAGTGGCTGTTGTTCTATCAACAGAAGGTGTATGCCTCACTGAAATAGTGCCTCCATGTAAAACGTCAACAGCAACGGCTGGATTAAAACGTAGTCGAACAAACTGATCTGAGACAGGTTCTAAAGTTAAGCCGCTTGGATCTTCTGGTAGTTCCGTTTTGCCAACAGCAGAAAAAGTTAATGTTGCAGTGTCAGCACTTAATTTTCCTAGTGTATTAAATGATTTAACTGCAAACTCATAAGAACCCAGTCTTGATTCAAACAATTCAAAACTAGGTCTTGCAACTCTTATTCTTTCTGGGTTGTCATTTTCATATTGAAACTCAACTAAATATTCTTTTACACCTTGAATTGATTCCCAAGATAAAAATATTTTTGAAATTGCTCTATTATTTAAAACTACTATCTGTTCTGTGGCTGTAAGGTTGCTTGGTGCTGGTTTTTCAGCTATCAAAGTTGTTATTGTTCTTGGATTGAATGCAGCAGTTGTATCTTCTACTTGAGCATATTTATTTGTGTCATGTATAACAGCAGTAATTGTATATTCAGAATTATTTTTTTCTTCAATAGAAACAACTTTAAAAATTTGTAATTGTACTGTGGTATTTTCAATTGCCCAGATACTATTTGCCTGTGGTGTTGATGAAAATGCAGAAGAAACAGTAATAGTTGTTCCTGATATGGAACTTATCGACCTACTTTCAACAGAGCCATCTGATAAAACAACAGATAATGTAGCTGAGTTTTCAGTTGTTAAATCAGTATTATTTGCATCATCTACAACAATTTGTGTAGTTGAAGTTCCTGTTTTTATACGACCACCTCTACGAACCCCTGCCCTCATTGAATCTGCAATAGCAATAATTGTTGCTGGCCTTACAATCACCCCAGCTTCTAATGTGGTTGTAAAAGTAACAACTTCTGATTCAAGTAAATTAGTATATAAAAACCATCTTGCAAGACGATGTGCTTGACCGATAGAAGTACAAGCAAAAGCTTTTAATGTTTTTCTTGTCCTACCAAATTTATTAATAGCATCTATCCCACTAGATCCAGAACCCAGAGCAGTTATTTGATCAGCAGTTACTAATTCAAATTCCATTGACTGCGTTTGGTTGTCAAAATATTGCACTTCTACTTCTGTATATTTAAGTCTTGCACCTTGGTTTTGATACGAAAAACCTTCTTCAGTTACATTTGAATTATTAAAAACATATTGAGCATCAGATGTATTTGTTGAAGTATTAGTTGGTCTGTCCTGTGAAATTTGTAAAGTACCATTGCTATAAAAAGGCATGGCATTCATTACTGCACATAAATCATTAATTAAGGTATATGCATCGTTTCTCTGATTTAAAATTACATTGCAGCTAAATCTTGGTTCCGTTGTGTTTGTTATTGGATCAGTTATCAAAGCACTTGCATAAGCACTAGCAGAATAAAAACTAAAAACGTCTAGATTTTCTTCTTGTACAATTCCATCATCACCACCAAAACCTTTATCAGTTGTCAAGATGTCATACAAAACCCATGCTGGATCAGAACACCATTCTTTATCCGTTTTAAATGTTCCGTTAAATGTATAACTATCTGGATATATAACTCTTCCATTTGAACTATCTATTGTAGTGTCATGCGGAACCTTGATCTTGGTTCCCTTGATGCGGTACATCCGCCTTGGATAGCTTTGAAATTCTTGTGCGTTAAATCTTAATGCTACATAAGCAAAACCTTGATATGCACTTGTATCTGTATTTATTTCTGTATAAGATAGCCAGTTTGTAGAATTTTGTAATTTTGTATCTGTCCCATCATCTGTATTTCTAAAAACACTTAATGTCAAAGGAAAATTTAACGAGGTTTCAAAATCTATCTCTAAATCTTTTATATAAGGACTTGTTGCCCTTCCGTTTGTTACATCTAATTGAACAGGATTATGGACAGTACCATTATTCTCTGTGATTCTTACTGAAACCTTAACTTCAGCACCAACAACATCGCCATCATCTTTAAACTCTTGCAGTGCTGGAAATTGAATTGTAACTCTAACTTTATCTACCGCAGTATTACTTATTGTTCGAGATAATCCTGTTGTAGTTTTAACAGTGCAATCACCAGCAAAAGATTCATCTTCAAAAGTTGTATTAACTACAAAAGAACTCGATGAAGGGATAGAAAGAATTACTTGTGTCTGTGGTTTAGCAGTTTGATTTGTACCAGAAGCCGTTGTATTTGTCCATTGTATGACCTCCCCAAGAGAATAACCATGCGCACCACCTGTTAGTCCTACAAGCATTTGATTTGCTCCTAAGTTAACAGTTACCCCATCAATACTTGTTGTTTGTCCACCACCCCCTGCCAGTGTGTATGTTCCTGTTTTTGTTGTTGCAAAAGGTGAATTTGTAAGAGCAACCCCAACAGGGATTGTATTTTCTATTGCGTTTATTTCATGTAGTGCTGTTTGGTTACTTGCGCCATTTTTAAAAAATACTTCTACATTTGTAAAATTATCATCACCGATTGAATTTTGTAGTGGTGTATTATCTAAAAAAACATTCTTTCTAAAAGTATTTGTACCAGCCCCACCCTCATCAAATATTGAATCAATCTCACCATATCCTAGTAAATCAAGCACCGTTGCAAATTGCTTGGATCTAAGGCCACCATCTATTAAATCAGGGTCAACAACTCTACCATCAGGGCTTCTGCCAAATAATTGATCGCCACCCTCAACTTGTTTTACCATTTTTATAAAGTCTTTCTAATTTGTGCGGTGTCAGTACCAGCACTGATTAAAATTGAGCCGCTAAACACAAGCCCATAAATAATTGGCACTGGAACACCACTGGTACTTACGTTTTGTATCCCAGAAAAAGAATAAGATCCTCTAATTGCTGGGTCAACATCACTCACAGATGATACATTTTGCGGTGAATTTTGACCAGATATAAGATCAGTAACACCACCAATAATCATTGAGGTTCCTATTGTTGTTAGTGCTGTAGTAATTGCAGTAGTTACTAAAGCAGAGCCTACAATACCACCAACAAAAGCACCTACAGTAGAAGCAACAGCAGTAGTTCCAGCACCAATTAAAATTGGCAAGAAAAAAGTAGAGCCAGTTGCAATTGGAATAATCTGAATATCACCCTGTCCAGACATTGACAAATAATCTTCTGTGATAAGATTGCCACCCATTTTTACTTTATAAACTTGATCATTCATATGTTTTTGCAATCCTTCAAAATTTGCCATTAAAAAATTCATAGCTTGCTGTGGTGATTTAACCGCAGCCTCAAAATAAGATTTTCCTAAAAACTGTCTTAATTTTCCATAAACTTTAATTTTTTTAAGCTGCATATCTATAAACACCTCGTAAACCTTGTTGATATCTTAAATCAAAAAGCTCCCTACAGCTTAATGATTTTATACTGTGATTTAATATCATCATATCTCCAATATAAACAGCAACATGATCTAAGTTTCCAGTTATCGTTTGAAAAAGTAATACATCACCAACTTTTAAATTATCATTTGTTTTTTGTTTTATAAAATTTGATTCTGTAAGAACTTTATGAAAATATGGATTATTACTAAAATCTTTAATCTTTTTTGGTCTTTCCCAATACTTAATTTTTATATTTTTTGTTTCTTGAAACCAATCCGTAACAATAGACCAACAGTCATATTTGCCCCAGATAAATTTTCTACCAATAAGTGAAGGTGCTTTCCAGCCTGAAGGTTTAAATGACTCCCAATGATCATGTTCAATACTGTAAATATAATATGGAAACCCAAGATGTTCACAAGCCGCTTTATCATTATCAGAAGGGGTTGCTGGGCCTAGTGGATGACTATGTATAACTCCAAGGATTTCACCTGAATCTTCACATTCTGCCCAGTCATCAGGATCAAGAATAAAAAATTCAAACTTTCCTTCAGCAAGGTTTTTACAAGGCCAAAAAGTTTCTTTGCCTTTTATTATCGCTAACAAACCACAAGCTTCTTCAGGTGCTTGTTTTTTTGCATATTTTTTAAAAGATTCTTTCCAAGACATATTAACCATTTACAAAAGTACCTACACCAGCGAAATCGGCTCTTGTAACAAGTTTTTTGGGTGCGGCAATACCAAACAAATCAAAAGAACCTACCATTTCAAAACTAACAATATTTCTATTTTCTACCGCTTTTCTTTCAATAAAATAAACTTCCCTTGGTAATTCTGATGAAGCATCTGGTGTTCCATAAGGATTTACACTGCTAGGAAAATTAGTTGCATCAAGAAATCTACTAAGAGTGCGTCTGCGTGTAACTTTCGCACCTGAAAGATCAGAGAAAGCTGTTGTTTCATTTGTAAGCTGTAATAAAGAAGTTATAGTTCCTAATAGATTAGAAAAAGTAAGTGTTGGTCTTGGCAACTTACCTTTACCAGAATATTTGTAACCCTCTGCCTTTACAGGTATTCTTGTATAGGTATTTGCCTGCCAAACAATATCAAGACTATCTTTCATGTTATTGCCAGCATGAAATAAATAAACAGTTGGGACTGTTATAGAACTATTTACATTAAAAGATACATTACCGCTTGTGGACTGTGATGTTGTACCTGTAACTGTGAAAGTATTTGTAGCGACTGTTTGAATTGTATAAACACCATCAATTCCATTTCCAGAAGTAAAATCAAGACTTAAAATTAAACCAGCAGAAAACCCATGTGAATTTAGTGTGATTGTAATAGTTGACGAAGATTGACTGTAAGTGGCTGTCTTTGCGGATTTTGTGTAATGAACATCAGCTTTTAATTCAACAGAATACAATTCAATAATTGATTTATTGGTAAGTTCTTGTAGTTCAGCAGTAGGAGTTGACATTTATGGTTCAAATACTTCCCTAAAGGTAGTAGTTATTATTGCCCTTTCGTTGTATGGAATAGTTTTTGTCCAAGTATCACAAACATATTGCCCAGCCCCAGAAAGAGTAATTGAAACATTACCACTATTTGTAGCAGAACTGGCAGCCGTCACAGTAAACGTGTTTGCATCAGCAGACGAGGCAACAACAAAAGTTCCATCAGTTGCAGAACCAGAAGTGTAGTCAATAGTTAAGACATCGCCTATTGCCACACCATGATTGCTGATAGTTATAGTTACAGTAGTGGTGCTTTGACTATAAGTGCCTGTTTTTGTAAATCCTTCGGCTGGTGGTGTAAAGGTAAAGCTTGCCTGATCATTAACTCTGCTTCTTAAAAATGCTTCTATGACATCTGCTTGAGTCTCAGACACGTTAAAAGTAAGATCATATACTTTTGGATCTTGAGATAAAGGAAGACCATATAAAGCCCTAAATTCATATCCATCACCCAAAGAAGAAACCCTTATTTTCGGCTTGCTGTTTTTTCTCATCCCATAAGTGGGAGTGATCGAAGGAAATGTAGCCATTATCTATTTAATAACCCTCCAGCCCTTTGTTCATCAATTATAGTTGCTTGCACAACACTGGCAATGATACCGCCAAGCTGATCGGCTTCAGATCCATTCCCAGCCACAGATGAACCGCTTGCATCTACATTAACAACAATATTATTTGTTGTACTACCACCACCCATTGCATTGTTTGGAATTATAGTGCCAGCAGAACGAGGAACAAAAAGCTCTGGGCCTCTTTCCCCCACCAGTGAAGCTCTGCCTACAGGTGGACGACCACCATTTGCAAAACCTAAAAGTGGGCTTACACTACTGCCTCCACCAGTAAAGGCATTAGCACCACCTAAAAAACTATTACCTCCTCCTCCTCCGAATATTCCACTTAAAGCATTACCAAAAAAGTTACCAATACCAGAAACTGCACGTTGCATCGCAACTTCGACAAGTTTTCTTTTTAGATTATTTAATACACCGATAGCAGCTTGAGCTAATGTTTGTGTTCCCATCACCGCATCAGTAAGACCTGATACAATACCTTGTTCTATTCCTTGACCTATCTCCATAAATTTTTCTTTCAATCCATCAGTTGCCGAAATCGCTTTGTCAATACTTAAAGTTGATTTATCCAAAGTGCTATTAAAAATATTTGCTGCTTCATTTGTTTCAATTATTTTTTCAGTTTTTTCTGTTTGTTTATTATTAATTTGTTCAATAATTTCTACTTCCTCGAAAGATTTTTGTCTTAATTTTTCTCTTTCAATGTTTTGTTTTTTTAATAATTTAGTTTGCTCTGCTAAGAATTTTTTAGCTGCTTTTTCTTCATCAGTAAAAGCAAAACCAGAAAGTCTAATATCATCACCAAATTTCATTTTAGTTAATCTTGTTGCTTGACTACGAGCATCCATTTCTGCTTTTGTTGAAACTCCTACACCTATTTCACCAATCGTTGAAAATCTATCTATTAATTTTGAAATTGTATTAACAGCACTAATTCCTAAATTTAAAACAGTTTTTATTTCAGGGGTAAGTTCTTGACCAATTTTTCTTGCCAAAGTTTCAATAGAATCAACTAAGGTACTAAATCTTCCAGCTAAAGTATCTGCTTGTGCCGTTGCACCTCCAAAAAAAGCACCGCCTTGATTAGTTAGGTTTATAAATGCTTGGTTTACAAGGTCTGCTCCAATCTTTCCTTTACGCATCGCAGATTCAAATTCTTCTCCCTGTAACCCTGTAATACGTTTTAGTTCAGTTGTTATATCCACTCCTCTTTCTAATAGCTGTAAGTTTTCTTCCTGTTGTAATTTACCTTTGGCTCTTATTTGTCCAAATGCAGTTGCTATCCCAGATAAATCTGCTCCTGTTGCTCCAGCAATATCTGATAATCTTTTTACACTGTCAGTTAATTCATCTGTTGTAAACCCAAAAGCCTTAAGTCTTTTTGATTGCTCTATTAATTCACTACTGGTAAATGGTGTAACAGCACCGAAAGCTTGAAGTTCAGCAATAATTTTATTAGTTTTTTCAAGTGATCCTGTTAAAACTTCAAGACTTTTTCTTTGAGTTTCAAGTTCTGCTGTTTTAACAAAAACAAATCTTATAGCAGCAGCAGCAGCTAATGCTTTCAACAGTGGGCCTAAAGATCCAGTTAGAGTCTTTACCCCTCCGCTTGCTTGTTTTGCTGAACTTCCAGTATTTTTTAAAGACCTATTACTTTTATCTAATCTTCCTTTTAATTTATCTGTACTACTGCTTAAAATTTTGGTCTGTTCATTTACTCTCTTTAATGGAGAGATTGCGTTTTGTGCATCAACTATTAACTTAACTG